ATTGGTAATGTAAAAGTATATACAAAGACTGCAAATACTTTGATTGTTACAATTGCTGGTAGTAATCAGACATTAGATGCATCAAATATATTCTTTGCTGGCAAACCAGACTTCAGTGATGAATATGAACTAACAGGAACAACAGATAGTATTACTTCTATAAAAGATGGATTTAATGATAATCAAATGCAGAGAAACTCTGCTAGATGGTTATATGGTACTCCTAAAGCAGATGAAGCATTCTTTGAGAGAAAACGAGGTGGTGCTAATCTAATTGATGGTGATTTAATTAAAGTTGATGGAGAAACAGAATTTAGAACTGTTAATAAACTTCCTCGTTATGTAAGTCCTAAAAATTATAATGTAGGTGCAGATGTATCAAATGATTTCCATGGACCTGTATTAGTAACTAAGTATGCAGGTGACACTCGTGGAACTGGTCTAAGCGTTGAATGTACTGTTACAGATGGTAAAGTAACTTCTATAACTTGGAACAAAGATGCTGGTGTTGTTAATGGATATGATAGTACACCTATACTACAATTTATCCCTGTTAGTCAACAGGGTGGTGGTGCAAGAGCAGAAGTTATTGTACAACATGGTCTTGTAGTTGATATTGTTATTACTGATGCTGGTTCTGGTTATACTACTGCACCAAGAGTAGTTGTTTCTAGACAGTTTAAAGTAATTAAGAAAAATGCTAGAAAGATTGATAGTCTTATTGAATTAGGTTTTGAGAATAATATTCTTGTTGATAACCTAAGCATCGTTTCCATAATCACACCTATCAGAGGTGTTGATGATGGAGGAGGAGGTGGTGGAGGTGGTCTTCCTATTCTTCCTGGTGATGGTACTGAGGGATCTCATAAAGATTATCCTTGGGCAGATGCTAGTTGGACTGGTAGTATGATTCAAATTATTAATACATTTGATCTCAAATTTACTTTCCCTGCACCTGTAGCGATTCCGCAAGAAATCACAAGATATTATCCAACTGTTGTTGATTCCGTCAGATTACCTGATACAAATCTTACATCACAAGGAATGAGCATTCTTGAACTTGGTGCTTATGGTGTACGATGTGGTTTCAGTACATTTATAGATCTAGATAGACCATCTGGAGGTAGAAGACCTGGTCCTCCTGGTGGTGGAGGCGGTGGAGGCGGTGGCGGTGGCACAACGCCTGGTGATAATGTAACTACATATCAAATGGGATTTGTTGATCATCGTTTTTATAATCCATCATACAATTCATCTCCACCTCCGCTACATAATACAACCATGAGACCTGCTTTCTTTATGTGGGAAGGTGCTAAGTTCATGGATACAGGAGATATTTTATCTCCAGCAGGACATTCCGTTTCTGAGTATACCATTGAAGAGTTTGATAGATATGGATTCCAGTTATTAGAGTTTTCTGATTTTGCTGGATCGGGATGGGCAAACGATGGATATTCAATGAATGTTGCGTATCCAACAATCAACAATTATCTAACTCAACTAGATACTACAGACTTACCTGACGAAAATGGTGCAGGTTATGTCGCATCAGGTGCAGTTGTGTATACAAATACAACTAATTTCCCCGCATCTGGTAATATTTTAATTGGTAAAGAAACAATTTCTTATACCAGTAAACTAAGTGATCGTTTTATTGGATGTACCCGTGGTGCAAATGGTTCTCCTATAGAGAGTCATACCGTGAGTGACTTCATAAGAAGTGCAAATTAAAACGTATAAATAAACCTTAGATTCATCTATTATTAAGAAACTAAACGAGACTCAGTGCTATGGCAGCTATTATTTCAGAAAAATTTAGAATCTTCAATGCGAAGCAATTCTTAGAATCATTAGGTGAAGGTGCAGATGATGCCTCAGCTGATCGTACTAGAATGTACTTCTTCGTTGGAAGATCAACCAAGTGGAACGGTTACCTTGAAATTTTCAATGTAAGCGGAACATTCGCAGTTAACGATGTTATCTACACAGGTAATGATGTTAACACTGCAACATTTAAAGGTACAGTAGAAGCAGTTTATCCAAACAGTCTTCTTCTGAATACTATCTTGCCTAGTGCAACTGCAACACCTTCTTTTGGTACGGTGATAACAAACGGAACTGCAACTGCCAAGACAGGAACATATAGGTATGCAACTGAAGAAGTTCCACCTATTCCTCTAGATAATGCTTCTGAGAAAGGAGATGTATATGATGAGATAATTGCTGCCAAGCGTATTCTTAGTGATAATGCTCGTCTAGTTGTTCCTCGTTACAACTGGAATACTCAGACGAATCCAAAATTTGATATGTACCGTCCAAACTACGCACCAACACCTGGTGGCGGTGGAGCGATTGGTACACAAACTGCTTTAGGTTCAACTTCATTGCCTGGATCTAAGTTTTATGTTATGAATAGCAACTATGAAGTATTCAAATGTCTTTATAATGGACAGGATGAAACAAACACTGCTGGACAAAACGTAACCTACGAACCAAAGTCACAACCTAGTGCTGGTCAAGGCACATTTGATAGTGCTACTGGTGTATACACAGAACCATCTGGTACTGCTGGATATATTTGGAAGCATGTATTTACACTACCTACTGGTGATGTTCTTGCTTTCTTATCAACAGACTTTATGCCTATTGCTGCTGCAACTGATGCATCTAGGACTGCTGTAGAAGCACTTGCTGTTGATGGTGCTATTCATGTTGCTGTTGTTAGAGACGCTGGAACGAATCTTCCTGCGTCTGCTACATTATACACTCCAGTTAAAGGAGATGGTACTGGTGCTATTGTTAAGTTTGAAACTAATGCTTCTGGTGAAGTATCATCTGCTTCTATGCAAGCAGTTGGATCTGGTTACACATATGGTAATTTAATTTTAACTACTGCTACAGTATTCACTGATACTGCCCTTACAACCAATCCTGGTGCATTCACAGGTTCCGCATATATTGAAGTTGCAATTTCACCTGAAGGTGGACATGGTTCTAATGCTGATGTAGAACTCTTTGGTAAAAGAGTTATGACAAACGTGCGTTTAACATATGCAGAAGGTCAAGGTGATTTCCCTGTTGATAATGATTTCCGTAGAATAGGAATTATTCAAGATCCATTTGATTATGGTACTACAACGTATGCTGCTAATAGCACACTTCGTGGAACCCATGCATTAAAAGTCAATGGAACTGGTGCTGATTATGTTGTTGATGAAGTTATATCCCAGACAGTAACTGGCGGTACTGCAAAAGGTACTGTAGTTTCTTGGGATTCCACTAATGGTATCTTAAAATATTTCCAATCCCCTAGTGTACATACCGATGCTGGTGTTGTATATGCATTTGAATCTAATGCTTCTAATGCAGTTAGTGGTGGTACTTCTAGTGCTTCAAGAAATGTTGTTACTACAGAGGGAACATCTGGTACACCTTCAGTAGTTGCTGATGTCTCTTTTGTAGAGGGCAAAGCAAACGCTGAGATTGAACCTAACTCTGGAGATATCGTATACATAGAGAACAGAAGACAGATTACAAGAGCTGCTGACCAGATAGAGGACATCAAGCTTGTAATTGAATTCTAATCTTATCCAATCCAAGTTAGAAGAACAGTGAGATGCCTCAGAAGACAAACCTTAACGTAGCTCCATACTACGATGATTTTGCACAAGATAAGAACTTCTATAAGGTGCTCTTTCGTCCTGGATATTCTATCCAAGCGAGAGAGTTAACCCAATTACAGTCTGTCCTTCAAAATCAGATTGAAAGTTTTGGTAAGTATGCATTTAAACAAGGCGAACTAGTTATTCCTGGCGAGGTTGGGATTAATACTAAACTGCCGTATATAAAATTATCTTCTGTATCTGAGATACCTATTAATGAAGACGGTAAAATTGTCTTCAAAAAATTTGATATTACCCAGTTAAAAGGATTAGTTCTTAAGGGTAATACATCTGGTGTAACAGCAACAGTTATTGATTCTAATATTGCAACAGAAACTACTTCTGATGTTCTGTATGTAAATTATACTAATAGTGGTGATGCGTCTAATGAAGATACCTTTAGACAAGGTGAGACCATAGAGGTCGTAGATGGCGTTAATACACCACTGATGGTGGTTGGAACCGATGGAAGTGTACTTCCTACTAGTATTTCTATTACTGATCCTGACACAGGTGTATCGTCAACGTTAGAAAGTCCTGCAATGGGATTTGCTTCTGCTGTTAAAGTAGAAGAAGGTATTTATTTTGTTAATGGATATTTTGTAAGAAATTCAGAACAACTATTAATTGTTGATCCATATTATAATAAACCATCTGCAAAAGTTGGTTTTAAAATTGTTGAAAGTATTGTAACAGCAGAAGAAGATTCATCTTTGTATGACAATGCTATTGGATCTACTAATTTTTCTGCACCTGGTGCAAATAGATTAAAAATTTCTCTAGATTTAGTTAAATTTAATTTAAATGCAGTTACAGATAAGAATTTTATCCAAATTCTTACAGTTAAAAATGGATCTGTACAAAGTCAAATAGTACAAACAGACTACAATCTTATTGAGCAAACTTTAGCAAGAAGGACTTATGATGAGTCTGGTGATTATGTTGTTGAAGATTTTTCTCTTGACGTTAGAGAATATTATCAAAATAATGGAAATTTAGGTGTATATCCTTTAGATGAATTTGGTAAAGTAAATGGTCTAACTGTTGATGATGCACAAAACAAATTAATTTCTAGTGTTAGTTCAGGTAAAGCATATGTAAGAGGTTTTGAAATTGTCAATAAAGAAACAAAATATCTTCCTGTTTCTAAAGCAAGACAAACTCTTGATAGATCTGATATTAGATTAAAAACTACAGGACTTCCTACTTATAGAATTACTAATACTTCTGGAAGCACACCATTAAATGCTGATGGTTCTGATTTAACAGCGTACCCAAACATATTTCTATCTTCTGTTTTTAATGATGGAAGTATTGGTCTTAATGGATCAGAAAGTGTAAATGATTCAAAACAAACAAAGTCTCGTAGAGGATTATTTTTTGATCAAAATAAAGGAATTAAAACTGTTTATGTAGAAAAAGATTCTAATATAAATCTAAGCACATTAAATGGTGCTTCTAGTGGTATTGGAACTTTTACTAATAATGGTGCTGCTGATTCAAGTAGAACTGCTGGCACATATACTAATGTTGTAAGTACAACTTCACAAAATGGAACTAATGCAACATTTGATGTTGTTGTAGCAGCAGATGGAACCCCTACAATCACTTTAAATCAAGCAGGTACTGGATATGCTGCAACGGATACTTTAAGCATCTCTGACGGCAATCTAGGTGCTGGTGGTGGTGCTGCTATAACGATTACTATTTCCACAATATCTGGTGTAGATGCTACCGATACATTTGATGAAAGATTAACAGCATTATCAAAATTATATTGGGTTCAAGGCAGAAACGTAAGTGGAGTCCCCAACACAATAAGTGAAATTGATGTTATTGGTTACTCTGAAGTTTCTAGACCTGAATTAGATGATCCATCTGAAACAGCAAAAACATATCTTGAATTAACACTTGTAGGAGATAAGAATCTTTTAGATAAATTCTTTACTGAATTTGATGCAGAAAATTCTAGTGATGATGGCAACAGAGAATTTTTCAGAACTAGATTAGATGGAGAAAATGATCAAAACAGATTTGGTCTCATACGAGACTACAATGAGACAGTAACACCTGTTGTTGGTATTGCTAAACCTAGTAATTTTACATTAGTAGAAAGAGGAACAGGTTTTAATACAGATTTAGATATTGTTCTTTCTAAAGGTAGAAAAAATGATGGAACTGCTGTTTATAACAGTGTATTTGGTTTATCTTATTTTGATCCTCAATTCTTTACTAAAATCCTCTTAGATGACTCTATTGAGACTTCAGGTGGATTTGTATCAGGTCAATATATTTACGGTGTTACAAGCGGTGCTTATGGTGTTGTAGAAGGTTCTTCAACTGGATCATTCAGTAAGAATAAAACTTTAATGGTTAAAACACTATTTGGTAGTTTTAAATCAGGTGAAATTATTAGAGATGAAAAGAACAATTCTGTAAGAATTGCAAAAGATAATACAATATCTCATTTCATTGTTACATTTAAAGGTGCAGGTTATGAATCATCTGGATGTACTTTACAAATTGATGGTATTACCTTTGATTCTTCTAAAATTAGTTTAGATGTATCAACAGGTAAGAAAGTATTAACAGCATCTATCATAAGTAGAGAATCCGTTAATAATGAATATGCAAAACCTCCCCTTGTAATAGTAAATCAAAAAGAAGGAAATGCAGAACCTACAAAGGTTGCAAAGATTACTCCAGTTCTTGTTAGAAACTCAGTAACCACATATACTCCTCAAAATGTAAAATCATTCTATTCAGAATTTGGTTCTGGTAATGCTAATACATTTACATCTGATATTGAGATCAACAATGAGAAATACTCTGAAGTTATTCCTGTAACAAACTTTACATTTAGTGGTACAAAGGGTAATAAGTTTATTGAATGTAATGGTTTTGGTGGTGATAGTACACGTGTACTACAACAAGGAGATATTGTACAATTCTCTGATACTACCGATACTATTGTTCGTTGTATTGTACAATATGCAACAGAACCTTCTGGTGTGTTGAAGTCAAGAATTTATTTTGATAGAGCATTACCTGATAACGTAAGTAACACAAGTGTTGTTAGAATACGTCCTTCTATTCAAAATTTCAATCAAGGAACATTACTTTATAAAACAGGAACAAAAGAAGTTGCTTCTATTGTAAAAGATGGTGAAGATTCTAAAATTACACATTTTGTAAGAAGAGATTTTGTAAGCACTGGTAGTTCTAGTGGTGGTAGTATTACATTTACTGCACAGTTACCTTTTGGAACACAAAGGTTTGTTGCTTTTAATGAGAGTAATTTCTTAATTACAATTTTAGATGAAGGAAGTGCTACTTCTGTTGAAAAGGGAGATATTATTTACATTACAGCAGATCAAGTTAATATTTCTGCTTCTACTGATGCTGCTAGTGGTTTAACTTCTGGTAGTGTTGTACTTACTTTACCACAAACATTCTTTGGTGGCGATGCATCTAATTACACAAAATTCCCTAAACTTAAATTAAGTGCTACTCTTGAAGTAACAAAAGCAAAACCAAGACTTAAAACAGCAAAACTTAATACAAGAATTATAATTGAATCACCTGGCGATAAAGTTATTCCTTTCCGTGGTAAAAATTATGATACTCAAAGCATAGAAACATTTACATATGCTGATGCATTTAAACTCAAGTATGTGTATGAAGGAACTACTCAAGATCCTCCAAATGTAGATGCATCTGGTAATCTTGTTAGTGGAACTGATGTTAGTAACAGGTATACATTTGATAATGGACAAAGAGACACAGTATATGATGTGTCAAGAATTATTCTTAAGCCTGGCTTTGAAGCACCTGTTGGACAATTATTGATTGCATTTGATTACTTTGATCATACAACTGGCGACTTCTGTACAGTTGATTCATACTTACATGAAGCTGGTGTTGGTGCTGATGAGATTCCAACATATAATTCACCTGCTATTGGTAAGGTATCTCTTGGAGATGTCTTAGATTTCAGACCTAAAGTAGATAATGATGCTATAATATCTGGATATCAAGACAGTGCTCTACTAGGTTCAAATAATAGTAGATCATTCTCAGGTGGTGGAGGAATTGTTTCTAGTACACCTGCTCCTGATTCTAATCTTGAATTTACTTTCTCATTCTCACAAACACAATATCTTAGCAGAATTGATGGATTGTTCTTAGACAAGAAAGGTAAATTCTATATTAAAGAAGGTAACTCATCATTAAATCCATCTAAACCTGATCCAATTGAAGATGCTATCGCTTTGTATTATTTGTACATACCAGCATTTACTCAAACAAGTAAGGATGTAAGAATTGTACCAGTTGACCATAAACGCTATACAATGCGTGACATTGGTAAGTTGGAAAAACGTATTGAGAGACTGGAATATTACACTACGTTAAGCATTCTTGAGCAGCAAGCACTCAACATGCAAGTCATTGACGGTAATGGCAATAACAGATTTAAGAGTGGTTTCATTGTAGACAATTTTGAGACACATAAGATTGGTTCATTGCAATCAATTGATTACAAGTGTTCTGTTGATACACAACAATCTGTAATGAGACCTCAATCAAAAGAAGACTCATTTAAATTAGAGGAAGTTAATACCAGAGATGATCAACGAACCTCTGCTGGTTATGTTGCAAATAATCATCGTGTTACATTACCATTTACAGAATTAAAACTTTTAGGAAATGAGTTTGCAACTAAAACAATCAATCCTAATCCATTTGTAGTACTACAATATGCTGGTGATTCATTTATAGGTCCTAATGTAGATGCTTGGTATGACACTAGTGTTGCACCACTTGTTACTGATAACAATACTAATCTATATTCAATTTTCCTTGCTAAGGATAATTTAAAAGATGCATTCTCTAGTCTTTATAATTCATATAAAGTTAATTGGTTAGGTGCAAATAGATCATTCTTTAATATTGAATCATTTGGAGATACAAATAGTGATGTATCAGGTTCAAATGTTACTAATGCTTCTGTTGCTAGTTCATCTAATGTTAGTCCAGATAATAATGAAATTGGAAAGGGAATTTCTACAAAAGGTGTTGGTGCTAACGTAGTTTCTACATCACTATCCTTCTTTGCAAGAAGCATACCTGTACAATACACAATTAATCGTTTAAAACCAAACACAAGAGTTTATCCTTTCATGGAAGGACAGGACGTTTCTCGTTGGGTCAATTCTGATTCTAAATTTACAGGAACTGCTGGTAACTCATTATCATCTTTCAATACTCCTATTGTAACAGATGAAAATGGTAATGCTAGTGGTATTATTTTAATACCAGCAGGTAATCCACCTAGAGAAAATAGTGTTTGGACTGGTAATATTGATAATTTAGATTATGATACAGATGCTAGTGAAATTAGATTTACTACTGGTGTAAAAACTATTAGATTTACATCAAGTTCTGTAGATGCTAGTAAAGATGATGTAGAAACATATGCAGAAGTTAAGTATTATGCTACAGGTTTACTACCTGAGAATCCTTCATCTATTGTATCTACAACACCTGCATTTTTCAAAGCAAATGAAGGTACACAAGTAACAGATAGTAATACAGAGAATCCAGTTAAACCAAATCCACTTGCTCAAACATTTACTGTTGAGGGATTTGATGGTGGTGTGTTTACTACAAGTGTTGATTTATTCTTCTCACAGAAGAGCACTAATATTCCTATTAGAGTATATCTAACTGATATTCAAAATGGAAAACCAGGTAAGAACATTATACCTGGTACACAAAAAGTTATTAATCCTGACACATATTTGAGAGTTCTTGCTAGTGATTCTCTTACTGTAGCAAAAGGTGAAAAAGTAACAGGAGTATCATCTAATGCCTCTGGTCCTGTTTCACGTGTGTTTGATAAAAATAATATTGAATTAACACCATCAATATCTGGTTTGTTTTCGTTAACTAATGATCAAATTTATACATTAGTTCTAGACAATCATAATGGAACATCTTTCAAACAAGATGAGAGTTTAACTGTACCATCAATTATTGCTGCTAATAATGCAAATAATACCACATTAACTCTAAAAATTGTAAAAGATTCTGGTAGAGTAACTGATTTAAAAATTAAAAATACAGGAACATCATATGATTCTGCAATCATAACTTTAGAAAGTCCACAATTACCTGGCGGTGGTGGTGCTACTGCTACAGTTAGAGTATCAGGTGGTAAAGTATACCATTCAGATATTATACTTTTTGGTTCTGAATATACCGAACCACCAGCAGTTATTATAAGAGGAACAGGAACAGGAAATGCTGGTGCTGTAATAGAATCTTCTATCACTATTGATACACCAGCAGTTCGTATGGGTATTGCTGTAGATCAAACTGGTGTAACAAATTCTACAATTCCTACTAATTTTGAGTTTGATTATCCTGTTTACCTACAGAATGATACCGAGTATGCTCTTGTTCTTGAAACAGACTCTATTGATTATCTTGTATGGGCATCTAAACTTGGTGAAATAGAGGTTGCCACTAGCACAACTGTCACAACACAACCTGCTTTAGGTTCTCTCTTTAAGTCTCAGAATACTAATGCTTGGACAGAAGATCTATTTGAGGATCTTAAGTTTAGTTTACATCGTGCAGAGTTTGATATTTCTAGAACTGCATCTATTCTTCTTACAAATGAAGATCTTGGGTATGAATTGTTAGATGTAAGTTCATTAGAAACAAATACCAATTCTGAATCTAGTGCAACCTCTACTCTATTTAAAAATAATAGATCTATTATAAAGGTAAATCATTTTAATAATGGATTTAGTAGTGATGGAGAATCTTATGTATTCTTTAAAGGTGGTCTTGATGTAGGTGGAATTTCTTCTACAGAATTAAATGATACTTTATATCAAGTAACAAATGTAGGTATTGATAGTTACAATATCAATTCTATCAATAAAGCAACAACTAGTTCTTTTGGTGGTGGTTCATCATTATATGCTTCTTACAATAGAAAGTTTGAAAAAATTCATGCAACTGTTCCTAGTCTGACATTTGCACAAACATCAATAGAAAGTTCTATTAAGACAACAAACGTTACACCTATTGATGACAATGTTGGAACATTTGCAACATACAGTCAAACAGAAAACTATGAAAAGACTTTCTTAAATGAAGATTTCTTCTTTATCAATCAGAAAGTGTTGGCATCTAGAATTAATGAAAGTATCAATAACATTGATAGATCATTAACATATAAAGTTGACCTTTCAAGTACATCTTCTAATGTATCTCCAATGATAGATTTGTCAAAAGCATCTTTAAAAACTATTAGTAATAGAATTGAAAATGCCAGTGGTCAAGAAGATAGATTTGGACGTAGAGATCAAATATTAGAATTCTTCCCAGTTTGGAGTTTTACTGTAACTAATGCTACAGGAACTGCTATAACTGATGATCAAAGAATTACAGGATTATCTACTAATGCATCAGGAACTATTCTTAAAGTTGATGGTTCTACATTAATCGTAAGAGTAGATACTGTAAACACTTTTGTTCAAGGTGAGGGATTGCGATTTGGAACTACAACCACATTAAATCCAGACACAACTGGTGCTAATGCTGGTGTTCCTAAAGTAACTGTTACTGCAACAGAAGGTAATGTTACTGAAATAGTTCCAGTAATTCCAAATGAATCTTCACCACAATCAACTGTGTATGTTAGAGATGCATCTCAATTGAGTGAAAATTATGATAACAAGATCAGTGGTACAGTTGTACTATGGAATCAAAACAATAAAATTCTTACAGTAATTAATGATAAGAAACCAATTAATAATAACTACACAAGTTCTGGTGGATCAGGTGATTTTACTAGAGTTGCAGTTGGTGTAAGTCCAGCACAAGTTTCTGATATTGTTCGTGTTGGTGATATTATTGGATGGACTGGTCAAACTGCTGGTGAAGAAAACTATGTAATGGTTTCCAAAGTAACATTTGAAAATGGTATTGATTTCGTGTCTGATATTCAATCCAAAGGAACTTCTACTGCTGCATCATATATAACGAAGGAAGTTTCTATTGAAAATCCAGCAACAGGAGTAGATATTAGGTTAACTGCAAACACTGTTGATATTAAAAATATTGAAGTACTTTATAAGTTTAAGAAATCATCTTCTGAAGATAATTTTGAAGATCTTGAATGGATATATTTTAATAATAATGGTTCGCCAGATGTTGATGTTATTGCAACTGCTGAGAATTCTATCAGTGGAATCACAGAGAAACAATCTTCTTATCAAGAGTTAACCTATAGTGTTGAAGATCTTCCTGAGTTCTCATCATTTGCCATTAAGGTCGTAATGAAAACAACCAATCCAGCGTTCGTACCGAAGATCCAAGATCTTAGGGCTGTAGCATCATACTAAGAGGATCCCCACAATGCCATTAAGAAACGTAGCAACCACATTTACAATAGAACAGCAGAGGTTAGAGATTAACAATCTTGCTGGCGATGTCAATAACATAGCGAATGGAACCACCACTGTTGGTACTGCAACTACTGCCACTGCTCTTGCAGCAGGTGCAACTGGTGCTGACCTCACACTGAGTGGGACGCTAACAGTCAACGGCACTCAGACGATTTTGAACACTGAGACACTTCAGGTGGAGGACAAGGAAATTGTCATTGGTAATGTTGCAACACCTACTGATGCTACAGCTCATGGTGGTGGTTGGAAGTTAAAGGGTGCTAACAACAAAACTATTACATATAATCAGACTGGGGATAAGTGGGTAAGTAATAAAGATTTTGAGGCTCCTAATCTTATTGGTGCTGTTTCTGGTGTAACTGGAAGTCCTGCTACGGTTGCTGGTAATCTACAGTTTATTCAAGGTACTCCAGAACTAGAATTTAATAATGGTGGAGCTAGACTTACTGTTCAAGCAGCAAATTCATTATCAGTTCATACTGGTGGTGGTATTGGAACTACTACTAGTGAAGTAGCACGTTTCACCAATACTGGACTTTCTATAACTGGAGGTTTGTTAGAAACACAAGGTGGACAAGAATATACAGCTTCAGCAAATAGTTTAGCAACTTCAGTTACAAAAGCAGCACTTAGAGTTAAGGGTGCTACTAACAGTTCTGATTCTCTTTGGGTGGGAGTTGAAAATGTTAATGCTTTTCCTTATCTTCAAGGATCTAACGGTACTGGAAACAATGCTAAAAACTTATTATTAAATCCATATGGAGGAAATGTTGGTATAAATGTTGACAATCCTACAAGAAAATTAGATGTACGTGCAAATGAAAATAGTGATGTAGCTACTTTTATAAAC